TTATATAAAATTAATAGTGATGTTTTTGTTATTATCTATTTCTATATAATCTATTATAGATAACCAAAAACGTCTGCGTTCAACCCTGCTTAAATCACTATACATCTCATTAATATCAATATCTAAGAATTTTTTTATATGTGATGTATCAATAATTTGACTCTCCTGTTCTTCAGTTATATTATCCAGTTGAGATTGTAATTTTTCATAATCTTTTCTATAAGTCTCTTTATCAATCAAATCCTCTAAATATAAATCTTTGATTTTATCTAATTTTTTCATAATTTTCTTCTTTTCATCTTTTTTGTTAGATTTTTTATTTTGTCTGATTTTTTCATTTTGTGCTTCTAATTTCACCATATGTTTATGTAATTGTGGTTTTAAGTTAGTCAAAAGGTAGTTTTCTATATGTTTTTCATTATGAGTTACATTGTGTACACAGTTTTTATTTAGATAGAATGTAGAACATCTATAAGATAAATAAAGTTTTTCTCCAACATTACTAGAATTACCCTTTAATGTATAACCACACTCCTTACATTTTAAAAGACCAGAAAAAATATGATAATGTATGTTTTTATTAGGAGTAGTTTTTTTATTTTTTTCTAATATTCTTTGGATTTGTTTAAATTGTTTTTTTGATATAATAGGTTCACAATAATCTTCAACATAAAATCCTCGTTTATTATAGATTCCTATATAAAGTTCATTTCTTAGTATATTCTTTATTTTATTATAACTGTATAATTCGCCATGAAGATTATTAATTGTTTCTATTAAAGTCCTAACAGAACCTGATTTCTCGTATTCGTCAAATATAGCTTTAACTATATATTTTTTTTCTTTATCAATAACTAGATGCTTATTTTCTATTTTGTAACCTATAGGAATTGTACCACTTATAACTTCTTTACGTCTCAATTTATCCTGAAACACAAATTTTATTCTCTCAGATGTTTGAGCTGCTTCATTTTCTGCTACAGATAACATAATGTTTATATGTAATCTACCAGCAGCAGTACTAGAATCATAGTTTTCTAAAATGGTTTTCCAATCACATTTATGTTTTTCAAAAGTCTCCATTATTTTATAATAGTTTTTAACGCCACGACTTAGTCTATCAATTTTAGTCATTAAAACTAGGTCTACTTTATCTTTTTCCACATCTCTTAATAATCGTTGTAAGTTAGGTCTTTTTAAATTAGTTGCAGAGCAACCTTCATCAATGTATTTACCAACTATGTTAAAATCATTCTCTTTAGAGTACTGTTCTAAAGCCTCTATTTGTGTTCTTATGCTATCTCCATTTAAAGCTTGTTCTTCTGTACTAACACGTATATAAAGTGCTACTCTTAACATTTTACATTCCCCCTTATTGTATATTTAAGAGGAGCTGAACGGCTCTTAAATATACTATGAATTGTTACAAAAAATTTGCATTCATAATACTAAATCTTGGCTCAAAAAATATCACATAATTATCTAGTGTAGCTGAAAAACCATATTTACTTTTATAACATTCTAAAGCTTCATTTAGAAACTTTTCAGTTACATCAAGGTATTCTGCCATTTCGGTTATAGTCTTACAGCCAGCATTAAAACTATCTATTATACCTTTAAGACCAATTAACTTGTTGTAAGCCATCAATCTAGCTTTATATTCTTGTTTGCTATTTTCAACTTTATTTAGGTCTAATATATTTCCATATGAAGTATAATGATGCCCTAGTTCTTCTGCTAACACACAAGCTTTTTCACTCATATTATTAAGTGTATTTTTATTTAAAGCTATTCTATTATTTTTATATAATCCATGAGAATTTGAAATTAAAGAAACTTCTCTAACAATAATATTATTATCATCTGCTTCAGAGAGTAACTTTTCATAACTATTCATAAGTTCACCTACCTATTTTACCAATTATCCATATCATCTAAATCTTGATATATTTTTTCAATTTCTCCTTCTTCATGTAAATGTTCATTGTGTGCTGCTATTGTATCTATGTGATTTTTATTTACATATTTACCTATTTGAGTAAGTTCATCTACTCTTTTTATTGCTTCATTTTGTCCAATATCGTTTAACTCACTAAAGCTAGATAAAAGCTTATTTTCTAATACTTTATTTTTTTCTTTAATCTTTTCTCCGTTTTTTTCAATCTCTTTAACTTCTAAACTTAATTTTTTAGAATCATATTTCTTATCAAAGTTATCATACATATTTCTATACTCTGTCATTCCTAATAAATAGTCTATTGAAACATCAAAATACTTTGATATATATTTTATATATTCAAATCTGGGTTCTGCTTTGTTTGATTCCCATTTTGAAATCATACCTTTATTTAATTTTAAATTAAAACTAGAATTTAGATTCTTTGCGAGTTCATCTTGCGTTAATTTTTTTTCAATTCTTAAAATCTTTATAATATGACCTGTATTTTTCATGGATTACACCTCTTTATAATTTAGATATACTTAAATTATATAACATGAGGTTTCATTGTCAATGATTTAATTTAAAAAAAATAAAGAAAGTTATTGACAATGAAACTTGCAATAATATATAATTTAGGTATCAAATATGAAACAAAGAAGGGGGTGAAAAACTTGAAAAGTAAACGTAACCCATATCTCAAATTTAAGATTTTTTTAATGGAAAGAGGAATTAAACAATCTGAGTTATGTAAAATACTTGGAAAGTCAGCATCTGCTATAAATCAAAATATAAATGGAACTGGAGGTGATTTTAGTGTTGAAGATTTAAGAATTATATCACAGACATATAATATAAGTATAGATGAATTTTTTATTAATTAAAAAGTTTCTTATATGAAACAAGAGCTGTTTAAAAAATACAAAAAACTAGGGAGGAAGAAATTATGAACGAAGTTGTAAATGCAGAAAATATAAATGAAATAGAAGTGATAGGAATTACAGAAGTTGATGGTATGAAATTCCATGATATCGAAGGAGGTTTTGGAGAATGCAAAAAAGCAATGTTAGTTAAAGAAATAGCTGAAATACATAATAAAGAGTTAAAGCATATAAATGAGCTTATAAATAAGAATAGAAAAAGATTTCAAAATGACATAGATATAATTGATTTGTTAGGTGTCGGTTTGAACGACACCAAAATAAAGAAGTTCGGATTTACTCAACAAGCAATTAATTCTTATAGAGGTTCAAAAAATAAGGGTCTATTGACAGGGATATATTTGTTATCTGAAAGGGGTTATGCAAAGTTACTTAAAATACTAGAAGATGATAAAGCATGGGAGCAATATGAGAAAATAGTTGATGGATATTTTAATATGAGGAAGAGTTTAAAAGAAAATAATAAATTTAATAGTAGCAAACCTAAAGATATTAAGGATGAATCAGAAATAAAATATATGAATGCTCAAGCAAGATTAAAAAATGCAAGGGCAAGAGAAGCAAAAATATATTTAGAGTTAGCTGACAAAGTAGATATAAAAGAATATAAACAGATTATGTATTCAAAAACTACTGAATTACTTTCTGGAGAAACATTAATACCACTTCCTAAAATGGAGAAAAAAACTTATTCTGCTACAGAGATAGGTAAGATATTAGGGATTTCAGCCAATAAGGTTGGAGGATTAGCAAATGCTTATAATTTAAAAACAGATGAGTTCGGAATTAAAGTTTGGGATAAGGCTAAACATTCAAATAAACAAGTGCCTAATTTTAGATATTATGAGAATGTAATGCCAATTCTAGAAAAAGCTTTAAGTAGTTTTGAAAATTAAATTCAGAAGTTGCTAAGTACAACTTTAGAAACTTAAATTTAAGGAGGAATAAGAAAATGAAAGAAAATAACAGAATAGTAAGTGTTGGAACTGAAAGTGAGATAGATTTAACAGTTAAGGAATTGAATATGATAGATGATTTCAAGAAAATTATAAATGGTGTTAACAATGAAATAGCTAATGATTATTCTATTTTAGAAATGGATAGAGATATTTTAGAGAAAATTGCATTAAGTACAGCTTTGAACTATAAAAAAATGAATTTTGAGTATTCAGAAATAGATGAAAAACTATTTAATGATTTTACTTTTGAGTTTATGCTAAAGTTTTTTGGTGATATAGAAGAGGATGAATTAATCAAATATCTCGTTTATATAGGAGAGGAAGAGGAAAGTTATGAATTGAATGATAGAGAAAGGATATTTTATAAAATAGTAGATACTCTTGATACAATAGCAGATATAAAAATAGCAGACCAAAATAAGATAGAAAAAGAAGTAGGTATGTGTATCGGTGAAGATAATTATATAACTTATTGCATAGATGAAAATTTAATAAAATTCTACATTAAAGATGAAGAAGAATTAGTTATAGATAAGGATAGTCCTTTGTTATATATGCTAGACACGTTATTTTATGAAGTACATGAAGAGTAAAAATTGCAATGATTAAATACGGAATATTTTGAAAATAGAGGGGTGATTTAAATGGGTAAAAAAAGTGAATACACAGTAACAACAGTTGGTGAACCAAATTTAGATGCATTAGGCGAAACTTTAGCTAAAATTCTTACAGAGAAATTTGGGGTACTAATAACTCATACATACATTGAGAACTATTATGTTGATAAAGAGAGAGGGGGTGATGTAGATGGAGCTATTGAAAGTGAATTTTAATCTAGAAAAATTAAAAATAGGAAATGTAGTGAGTGTAAGTTCTAAGAGGTTTGGGTTCAATATTAATTGTATTGTAGTAGTAGCAACCGAGGAGGAACTAAATTTAGCTTATTATAGCAAAGATAAGGGATGTATTGAGTATCAAGCATTGATACCAGAGGATATTAGATATGGTGATTACATTCTTCAAAGACTAGGTTAGGAGGAAATAAAATAGCAGTTTTAATAATGGTAGGTTTATTTGCAATATGTTTAGTAGGATTATTTCAATAAAAAAGTGCTGGTCAAAGTAACCAACACACAAAATAAAAAAAGTTAATAAAATTATAACATAAAAAGGAGAGATTTAAAATGCTTGAAGTTAATATAAAAATCAAAGGTGAAGCAAGTGAAATAATTGACTCAATTAGAGCTATATTTAATAGCTTTGGTGAAGAGTCAATGACAGAGATAAAAGCAGAGCAAGAATATAAAAGTAGACGTAGTAGAAAGTTAAAAACAGAAGATTTATCAGACCAGGAATAAAGAAGGTGATATAAGTTGCAACTATATAAGCATCAAGAGGAAGCTTTAAAGCTAACAGAATATAATAATAAATGTGCATACTACCTTGACATGGGGCTTGGTAAGACATTTGTAGGAAGTGAGAAATTAATAAATCTAGGAAGTAATACAAATTTATTAATCTGTCAGAAATCAAAAATTGACGATTGGGTATATCACTTTAAAACATATTATCCAGATATGGGGATAATCAATGGTACAAAGAAACTTAGTGAAGGCATAGAGTATTTTAAGATTGTTGAAGTTCCATTTATAGTAGTAATTAATTATGAATTAGCTTTTAGAAGAAAAGAGTTATTAGATTTAAAAGATTTTACTTTAATGTTAGATGAATCATCAATGATTCAAAATGAAAAAGCTAAAAGAAGTAAGTTTGTACTAAGTTTAAACCCTAAAAATGTGATACTACTTTCTGGTACTCCATGTAGTGGTAAATATGAGCAACTATATTCTCAAATTAAACTACTAGGGTGGAATATATCAAAAGATTTATATTGGAAGCAATATATTGATGTTGAGTACAAAGATATTGGTGGTTTTCCAATGAAGGTTGTAACAGGTTATAAGAATGTTGACAGATTAAAAAAGAAGTTAAGAGATTATGGAGCAGTATTTATGATGTCAGATGAAGTATTTGACTTACCAAAACAAATAGATAATGTAATGAAAATTAGTACTACAAGAGAGTATAGGAAGTTTAAAAAAGATTCAATTATAAGTATTTCAGATGATGTTGAACTTGTTGGAGATACTACACTAACTAAAATGTTATATGAAAGACAATTATGTAGTCAATACAATAAATTTAAATTAGAAGCTTTTGGAGACTTAATAAACTCAACAGGTGACAGATTAATAGTATTTTACAATTTTAACGAAGAGTTAGACAGATTAATAGAATTATCAAGAGATAGACCAATATCAATAGTAAATGGCTCTACAAAAGATTTAAATAATTATGAGGAGCATAATAACTCAATTACATTTGTACAATATCAAGCAGGAGCTATGGGTTTAAATCTTCAAAAGTGTAATAAGATTGTATATTTTAGTCTTACTTTATCTTGTGAGTTATTTATGCAAAGCAAAAAGAGAATTCATAGAATAGGTCAAGAAAACACATGTTTTTATTATTATATGATTTGTAGGAATAGTGTTGAAGAAAATATATATAAAAGCTTACAAAGTGGTGTTGACTATACAAATAATTTGTTTGAGAAAGGAAATTAAAATGATTAAGTGTAATGAAATTTGTGATTTTAAAGGTGAAAATATTTGTTGTAGTGAATGTGGCGATAACGAGACTTGTAGTAATATATGTGGCTTAGAATGTAGTACATGTGGGAAGACAATTATTGCAGATGATGCAGGATTAGAGGAATTCAGAGATAATAACTATGTTTTATTTAAAAATATATTTAATATATGTGAACAAAAGAAAAGCCTTGAGATAGAAGAAAAGAAAATGAAAGAAGAGTTAAAAAAATCAATGGAACTCTATAATATAAAATCATTTGATAATGATATTTTAAAAATGATATATATTGAAGCAAGTACCACAACTACTATTGATAGTAAGAAACTTAAAGAAAAATATCCAGAAATTTATTCAGATTGTTCTAAGATATCAAATAAAAAGGCATATATAAAAATATCTTTAAAGTAGGTGGTTATATGAGTGCAGAAAAACAATTTGAAAATAAAGTTAAAAAGTTTTTAAAAGAACAAGGTTGTTGGTTTATTAAATATTGGGGAGGTTCAGCATATACAAAAAGTGGTATACCAGATTTATTAGTTTGTTGTAGTGGTAAATTTATAGGTATTGAAGTCAAGGGAGAAAAAGGAAAAGCAAGCGAACTACAAAAGTATAATATTAAAGAAATTGAAAAGGCAGGTGGAATAGGAATTATTCTATACCCTAAAGACTTTGATAGATTTAAAAAGATGATTTTAGAAATAAAGAAAGAAGGTGAGTAAATGCAGTTCTCACATAGTAGGATAGGAGTATTTAAGAATTGCCCATATAAGTATAAGCTACAGTATATTGACAAGGTGAAAACAATATTAAATGCAGATTCTAACAATGCTTTAATATTAGGAACATCACTTCATACTGGTATTGAAAAAGATATTGATGCAGCAGTAAAAGAATATTATTTTAGTTATCCAAGTATAACCGATTTACACATTAATGAAGTGATGAAGTTAGATTATTTAATACCAAAAGTAAAAGAAATTTTACCAAAAGGGTTTAATGAGGTTCAAATAACAACTAGTGATTTTATAGGGTTTATAGATTTGTTAGCACCACATGTATACATGACTGATACAAACTTAAATACAAATGAAACAACCATATATTATGAAGATGAAGAAAGAGTATTTGATATTTATGACTTTAAATATTCAAACAACATAGATAGATATTTAGAAAGTGAGCAACTTCATCTATATAAGTATTTTTATGAAAAGCAACATCCAAATCATGAGATAAAAGATTTGTACTATGTATTTGTACCTAAAGTTCAGATTAGACAGAAGAAAACAGAAAACTTACATCAATTTAGACAAAGATTACTTAATGAGCTTGATAAATCTGAAATAAAAATAGTGAAGGTTGAGTACGAACCAAATAAAGTTATTAATTTTCTTGTAGATATAAAAAGATGTCTTGAAAACAAGGAATTTGAAAAAAATCAAAATAAATTATGTAACTGGTGTGACTACCAAGAATACTGTGAAAAGGGGATTGATTATATGTTATTACCAAATAGTGAAAGAAGAAGTGTGGAAGGAATTAATAAAAAAACTTTATGGATTTATGGAGCACCATTTAGTGGCAAAACTACATTAGCAAATGATTTTGAAAAGCCTTTAATGCTTAATACAGATGGAAATATAAAGTTTGTTGATGCTCCATACATTTCTATAAAAGATATTGTAACAGTTGAAGGGAGAATGACAAAGAGACAACTTGCATGGGATGTATTTAAAGAAGCTATAAGAGAATTAGAGAAAAAAGAAAATGATTTTGAAACAATAATTGTTGACTTGTTAGAAGATACATACGAAGCTTGTCGCCTTTACATGTATGACAAGATGGGAATAACTCATGAGTCAGATGATAGTTTTAGAGCATGGGATAAGGTTAGAACGGAGTTTTTAAGCACTATAAAACGACTTATGAACCTTGACTATAAAAACATAATATTAATATCACATGAGGATACATCGAAAGATATTACCAAAAAAGGTGGTGACAAGATAACAGCAATCAAACCTAATTTACAAGAAAAAGCAGCAAATAAAATAGCAGGTATGGTTGATATAGTTGCAAGAGTAGTAGCTGATGGAGACGTTAGAACATTATCATTTAAGACTAATGAAGTGATATTTGGAGGGGGTAGATTAAAAGTAAAATCTAATGAAATTCCACTTGATTATAATGAATTAATGAAAGTATATGAGGATATTAGTATAGAGAAAAATGAAATAAAGAAATCAAGTAAGCCTAAAAAATCTAAAACTAATGAAGAAGTAGAGATGACTCCTATAGTAGAAGAAACAAGTGAGAAAACTGAAAAAGAACAAACAGAGGAAGAAGTAATTGAACAAGAAGAAGCAATTAAACCAGTCAAGAAAACTAGAAAAAAGAGAAATTAGTTTGAGTGATTATATAAGAAAGATTATTAATTAAAAATTTAAAAGAAAAGGATGGTATGTGATATGGATTTTAGTAAATTTGATAAAGCAATAGATGTAAAAGGATTAAAAGAAGATATAAAAGAAGCATCTGAAAATAGTGGTAAATTTAAAGATGTGCCACATGGCACTTATGAAGTAGAAATAAATAAAATGGAGTTAAGCGAGTCTAAAAAAGGTGACCCAATGTTTGTATGTTGGTTTAAAATACTAGAAGGAGAGTATAAAGATTCATTAATATTCATGAATCAAGTAGTTAAGCAAGGTTTTCAAATTCATATAGTAAATGAATTTTTAAGAAGTTTAGAAACTGATATTGAAGTTGAATTTGAATCATACAGCCAATATGCACAACTCATAATGGATATAGCTGAGGAAATAGATGGAGAACTTGAATTTGCTATTGAATATGGTGAGAAGAAAGGTTTTAATACCTTTACAATAAAAGATATATTTGAAGTAGCTTAGAAATTTTATTACAGCTAGGTGTATACATGCATCTAGCTGTAATATTAAAAAGGTAGGTAATTAATATGAGAGTAAAAAGAAAAAATGGAACTTATAAGCCCAGGTAAAATTGTAAGATGTGTTTGGTGTGGAAAAAGATTTTACAAGTTAGATAACTCTAAAGTCATATATTGTAGTAGAAAATGTGCAGCAAAAGCGAGAGGGGTGTTCTAAATGATTTTTTATGATTTTGAAGTATTCTCTTATGACTGGTTAGTTGTATTTATAGATGTTTTAAATAAAAAAGAAGAAGTTATTGTAAATGATATAGATAAGTTAAATTCATTTTATATAGAGCATAGAGAAGATATTTTTATTGGTTACAACAGTAGACATTATGACCAATATATTTTTAAAGGATTATTATGTGGATTTAATGCAAAAGAAATAAATGATTATATTATTGTTAAAGGTCAACCTGGTTGGAAGTTTTCAAACTTATTAAGAAACATACAAATTAATAACTATGATGTTATGACTAGTTTTCATGGATTAAAACAATTAGAAGGTTTTCAAGGTCATAGTATAAAAGAATCTAATGTATCATTTAACATTGATAGACCATTAACTAATGATGAAATAGAAGAAACTATAAAATACTGTAGATATGATGTCGAACAAACTATAGATGTTTTTATTGAAAGAAAATCCGAATTTGAAGCACATATGGGATTAATTAAAGCTTTTAAACTTCCAGTATCATATATTGGTAAAACTCAAACACAACTAACAGCAATTATATTAGAAGCTACAAAGAAAGAACATGATGATGAATTTGACTTACAAATACCAGATACTCTAAAAATTGAGAAATATAAGGAAGTTTTAAGCTGGTATAAGAACCCACTAAATCATGACTATTCTAAAAATCTAAAAATTAATATTTCTAATGTACCTCACGTATTTGCTTGGGGTGGTGTTCATGGAGCAATAACAAAATACTATGGTGAAGGTTATTTTTTACATGTGGATGTTAATTCCTTCTATCCAAGTCTTATGATTAGATATAATTACCACTCAAGAAATATAAAAAATCCTCAAAAATACGTTGAAATTTATGACAAAAACTTACAGTTAAAAAAAGAAAAATCACCTCTAAGACCAGCCTACAAATTGGCAGTTAATAAGACTTATGGAGGAATGAAAGATAAAAACAATAATTTATATGACCCAAGACAGGCTAATAATGTATGTGTTAGTGGACAGCTGTTATTACTTGATTTAATAGAGAAGTTAGAAGGTTATTGTAAACTTATTCAGAGCAATACAGATGGATTAATTGTAAAGTTAAATACAATAGATGATTACGAATTAATAGATGATATATGTTATGAGTGGGAACAAAGGACAGGTATGGGTTTAGGTTTTGATGTATACACTAAAATATTTCAAAAGGATGTTAACAATTATTTAGTTATAACAGAAGATGGAGAAGTTGAAGCAAAAGGATTATATATCAAAGATTTAGGAAATCTAGACTATGATTTACCAATTATAAATAAAGCACTTAAAAATTATATGGTAAACAATACACCTATTGAAGAAACTATAAATAAATGTAATGATTTAATAGAGTTTCAAAAGATAGTAAAAATAAGTAGTAAATATTCACATGGTTTATATAGTCCAACTATAGAGGGAAAAACAAAAAAAGTATTTATTGGCGGTAAGATTTTAAATGATAAATGTTTTAGAGTATTTGCTTCAAAAAATAAAAATGATGGTGGTATTTATAAAGTCAAAAATAAAGAAAAAAATCCAGAAAAATTTGCTAATACTCCAGATAAATGTTTTATAGAAAATGGAAGTGTTATAGGTAAAAAAGTACCAAGAAAGCTAGATAAAACTTGGTATATAGATTTAGCAAATGAAAGACTCAAGCAGTTTGGGGTATTATTAAGTAATTGAGGTGGTGATTGGTGAGCTTTGACATATTTAAAGGATATATAATTACAAATAATAAAAAGGCAGCTGAGAAATTTAAAAATGTAAAAAAGTTAAAAACTTATGAACAGATTAAGAATTTACCAGAGTTTGCAGGCGTTTTAGCAGAAGAAACTGTGTTAGTTGATATTGATGATTTTGAAAGTAGTGAAATTCTATACAAAATAGTGCAAGATTTAAAGCTAAAATGTAGAGTTTACAAGACAACACGAGGTAAGCATTTTCTATTTAAAAATACTAGTTTAGAAAAGAATAGAACAAAATGTAGACTAGCTATAGGTTTAAATTCAGATATAAAATTAGGATGTAAAAATTCCTATTCAATTTTGAAGTTCAACAATATTGAAAGAGAAATTTTATACGATAGTAAAGAAATACAAGAAATACCAATGTATTTAACACCGATTAAAAACGGAATTGATTTTTTAAGTCTTGGAGAAGGAGATGGGAGAAATCAAGCATTATATAATTATATTTTAACTCTACAGAGTAATGATTTTACTGTTGAGGAAATAAGAGAAACAATAAGAGTTATTAATAAATATGTTTTAAAAACTCCATTACAGGATAATGAACTTGAAGTAATTTTGAGAGACGAATCCTTTCAAAAGAAGATATTTTTTAATTCAAAAGGTTCATTTTTATTTGATGAGTTTGCTAAATACATAAAAAATAATAATCATGTAATCAAGATAAATGACCAGTTACATTTATATAAGGATGGTATCTATGTAGATGGTCAAGCAAGAATAGAAGCAGAAATGATTAATAATATAAGCAATTTAAATAAGGCTAAGAGGAGTGAGGTGCTTAGTTATTTAAATTTATTAATAAGTGAGAACACAAGTATGTCAGAAGCTAATTTAATCGCTTTTAAGAATGGTATATATAACATAGTTGATGATTCTTTTATAGAATTTTCACCAGAATTTATTATAACAAATAAAGTTAACTGGAACTATAATCCAGGAGCATATTCAAAGTTAGTTGATAAAACTATGAATAAATTATCATGTGGAGATTTTGAAATTAGAATGTTACTTGAAGAAGTAGTGGGATACTGTTTTTATAGACGTAATGAGCTTAGAAAAGCTTTTATATTAACTGGAGATAAAGCAAATGGTAAATCTACCTATCTTGATATGATAAAGACATTATTAGGGGATGAAAATACATCAGCACTTGATTTAAAAGAATTAAGTGATAGATTTAAAACTGCTGAATTATTTGGAAAACTTGCAAATATAGGAGATGATATAGGAGATGAATTTATTGCTAATCCTGCTATATTTAAAAAGCTAGTAAGTGGCGATAGAGTAAATGTTGAAAGAAAAGGTCAGAATCCATTTGATTTTAACAACTATAGTAAGTTTTTATTTTCAGCTAACAACATACCTAGAATAAAAGATAAGACTGGAGCAGTACTTGATAGATTAATTATTATTCCTTTTAATGCTAGTTTTTCAGTAAATGATAAGGATTTTGACCCTTATATAAAGTACAAATTAAGAGAGCAAGAAGCTATAGAATATTTAATAAATCTAGGATTAGAAGGCTTAAAAAGAGTATTGAAGAATAGAAAATTTACAGTACCAGATAAGGTTAAAAAAGAAATACTTGAATATGAAGAAGTCAATAATCCTATTTTAGGATTTTTTAAAGAAGTTGATAAGATAGAAAATGAATCAACAAAAGAAATATATAGGAAATATCAAGAGTATTGTATATTAAATGGATTACAACCTATATCAAACATTGAGTTTTCAAGACAAGTAGTCAAAAAGTTTGGATATGAAGTAAAAGATAAAAGAATACAAGGTAAGAAATATAAAGTATTTACTAGAGCAGTCCCGGGATAGTCCCGGATGTAGTCCCTAGATGTAATATAGTAATTTCAACGTTGTCCCGGATGTCCCTAGATGTTTTTGACCTTTTATATATTTAACTAAAAAATCATCAATTTTTTGTGATGATTTTGCTCCCTTTATATAAAGAATATATATATAATAGTATGGGACTGAACAAATGTTATTGTCTGGATATATTGAAATAGCTAGACTTGGAGCAGTCCCGGATGTATTTTACATCTGGGACTATCTGGGACTGGGTTTAATTAAGAAGTTATACAATATAAAAATATTTAAAAAATAAGCTATATTTCATTAATAACTTAACAAAATAATTAAAAAGAAAATTCTGTTAATTTGCAAGGATGTGAAAATGAAGTGACAGACTATGAAAAATTAGAAGAATTGTTAAACTCATATAGTAATTTGGATATTGAAATTAGAGAAATAGAGTTAAAAGTAAGAGGGAGTAGTTTAAGAGGAATAGAATTAAATGGAATGCCTAAAGGAAATAATGTTTCTTCACCAATAGAAAATGAGTTAATATATGTTGAAAGATTGGAGAATGAGAAAATATATCTACAAATTAAAAAAGAATCGATTAATAATATGTTAAATTTATTAGATGATTTTGAGAAAAATCTAATAGAACTAAGGTATTTTAAAAAATTACAATATAAACAAATAAGTTATGAGTTAAATATAAGCGAATTATATGTAGGAAAAAAGAGAAAAAAAGCACTAGATAAAATACTTCCCTTTGCTAAAAAATATAATCTAATATGAAAGTCTTGTTTGTGTCCGATTTATGACCGATTAATGATTGATTTAGTATAGAAACATGTCACATCAATATACTATGAGATAAGATATAATGGTAGTATGAAACAAGTGTATAATATATCCCCTTGAAAAAGGCTAAGTTTACCCCAAACTTAGCCTTTTTTATATTTAAAACAAAGTGAGGTGGTGATGTGGCTAAATTAACTGAAAAACAAAAGAGGTTTTGTGATTACTACATTGAAACTGGCAATGCAACAGAAGCAGCAATAAGAGCAGGATATAGTGAAAAGACTGCTAAAGTAATAGGTGCTGAGAACTTAACAAAACCATACCTAAAAAGTTACATTGATGAAAGAATAGGTCAACTTGAGTCAAATAGGATAGCAGATGCAAAAGAAGTTATGGAGTATTTAACTAAGATAGTAAGGAATGAAGCAAAAGAGGAAGTGGTTGTAGTTTCTGAATATGGTCCAGAAATAATAAAAAAAGACGTAAGTATAAGAGATAGAAACAAAGCTGCTGAATTATTAGGTAAGAGGTATAGGTTGTTCACTGATAAGGTAGAAGTTGAAGGGACTGGTATAGTTCAAATAGTAGATGATATAGATGAATGAGATTAGATTAAAAAATATTATAGCTCCAAGCTTCTATAATGTACATAAACTTATTAAGCAAGATGTTTATACTCATTATTGGTTTAAAGGTGGGAGAGGTAGTACAAAATCATCTTTTATATCATTAGAAATTGTTTTAGGTATGATGAGAGATGCTCAACAAGGCAAATTAACAAATGCAGTTGTAATTAGAAGAGTTAAAGACACACTTAGAGGTTCTGTTTATGAACAGATACAGTGGGCTATTTACACATTAGGGGTTCAAAATGAATGGGAAATACCAGAATCTAAGCTTCAAATGACTTATAAACCAACAGGTCAAGTAATTTTATTTAAAGGAGCTGATAAACCTAAGAAATTAAAATCTACTAAAGTGTCTAAAGGTTATATAAAATATGTTTGGTATGAAGAAGTAGATGAATTTGAAGGTATGGATAAAATTAGGAATGTTAATCAATCTTTGCTTAGAGGTGGGAATACATATAATGTTTTTTACTCATTTAATCCACCAGAAAGTCAAAGAAATTGGACTAATATGGAGGTGATAGAAAAGAGAGAAGATAAATTTATTCATCATAGTAATTATTTATCTGTACCAAAAGAATGGTTAGGAGAACAATTTATAGTGGAGGCTGAACATCTTAAAAAAGTAAATCCTACTAAGTATGAGCATGATTATATGGGTGTTGTAACTGGTACAGGTGGAGAGGTATTTACTAATGTAACGGTAAGAGAAATATCAAATGAAGAGATAAATAGATTTGATAGAGTAAGAAGAGGTCTTGACTTTGGATATGCTAAAGACCCTTTATCTTATATTGTTATGAACTATGATAAAACAAGAAAAAGGTTATATATATTCTTTGAGCTTTATAAAGTAGCATTAGGAAATTCAAAAGCTGTTGAGCTTATTTTAAAAGAAAACACAAGCAATAAAAAAGTAATTGCAGATAGTGCAGAACCTAGAAGTATAAATGAGTTTAAAAAGCTAGGTTTAAAAATAATTGGTGCTAGAAAAGGTCCAGATAGTGTAGAACATGGAATCAAATTCTTAAGTGAGGAAGTAGAAGAAATAATAATAGACCCTATAAGATGTCCAAATGCTAAGAGAGAATTTTTAGGATATGAACTTGAAAAAGATAAAGAAGGTAATTTTAAAGATGAGTATCCAGATAAAAATAATCATACTATAGATGCTGTTAGATATGGTATGGAAGATGTAATGTTAAAACGAAAGGGATTATCAATACTTAAATAAAAGTGAGGTGAATAGATGAACATAGAAGTAGTTAAGAAGCTGATTAAAAAACATGTTCCCTATCATTCTGATGTAATATCTAAATCAATTATATCTGAAAGATACTATAAGAATAAAAATGATATATTATTTAAAACTTCTAATAGGGAAGAGGAAGAAACTGAAAATCCACTCAGAAATGCTGACAATAGAATATCAAGTAGTTTCTATAGCTTGTTAGTTAATCAAAAGGCATCATACTTATTTACTTATCCACCAACTTTTGATGTATCTAATAATAGAACAAATAAAGCTATTACAGAAGTTTTAGGTGATATCTATCCCAAAATATGCAAAGACTTATGTATAAATGCAAGTAATAGCGGAGTATCATGGTTACATCTATGGAAAGATAAAAACAGTAAGTTAAATTATGGTGTGGTTGACAGTAAACAAGTAATACCTTTATGGTCCTCTGATTTAAATAAAAAACTTATAGGGGTACTTAGAGTATATGATGAAATAGATGAAAATGGTGACAACTATATAATCTATGAATATTGGACAGATACAGAGTGCCAAGCATATAGAAAACTAGATGACTTAGATATAGATGAACTAGAAGTTTATAATATGTTCTCTATAACATATGGAAATGGAGATATATTAGACAATAGCAATACACTTAAACATGATTTTGGAGAATTACCATTCATTCCATTCTTTAATAATAATATAAAGACAAGTGATTTGGATACTGTAAAATCGTTAATTGATACTTACGACAAAGTTTTTAGTGGTTTTGTAAATGATTTAGAAGATATACAAGAGATTATATTTATTTTAACCAATTATGGAGGAACAGATTTAAAAAGCTTCTTGGAAGATATGAAGAAGTATAAAACTGTTGAGGTAGAAAGTAATGGGATGGATGATAAAAGCGGTTTAAGCACACTTACAATTGATATTCCAGTTGAAGCTAGAGAAAAGTTACTTATGATGACAAGAAAGGCTATATTTGAGCAAGGACAAGGTGTTGACCCACAACCAATTGACTTTGGTAATGCAAGTGGTGTAGCACTCAAATATTTATACTCACTTTTGGAACTTAAAGCAGGTCTTATGGAGACTGAGTTTAAATTGAGTTTTGGAAAACTAATAAGAATGATATGCAAGGTTTTGAATTTGGAATGTAATATAGTAAATCAAACATGGACAAGAAATGCTATTGCCAATGATTTAGAATTAGCAGAGATATGTGCAAAAAGCGTTGGTATTGTTTCTGATAAAACAGTATGTAAAAATAGTCCTATTGTAGAAGATGTAGAGTATGAAATAGCACAGATTAAGAAGGAAAAAGAAGAAGCTCAAAGAGAGTATGATGATTTGATACCGAATGATGGTGTTATAGATGAAACATAAAGATTATTGGAGGAAGAGATTTGAACAATTAGAAGAAGCTCAAAATAACAAAAGTATAAAATATTATCTTGAATTAGAAAAACAATATAAATTAGCTATGTCTAGTATAGAAAAAGATATATTAGCATGGTATAACAGATTTGCCAAAAATGAAGGAATATCTTTATTAGAAGCTAAGAAACTGCTGAATACAAGAGAACTAGAAGAGTTTAAGTGGAGTGTCGAAGAATATATTAAATATGGTAAAGAAAATGCTATAAATCAAAAGTGGATGAAAGAGTTAGAAAATGCTAGTGCAAGAGTTCATATAACAAGGCTTGAAGCTTTAAAGTTACAAATACAGCAACAAGTAGAAGTTCTCTATGGAAATGAACTTGATGGTATTGATAAACTAATGAGAGATATTTATACAAGTGGATATTATCATACAGCTTTTAATGTTCAACAAGGAGTAAACGTTGGTTGGAGTTTAATGAGTCTTGATACTAACAGAATAAATAAAGTTATCTCTAAACCATGGGCAACAGATGGATTAAACTTTAGTGAAAGAATTTGGGGTAAACATAGACCTGCTTTAATCAATGAGCTATATACTAAACTGACACAATCAATTATTAGGGGTGAGAATCCAAAGAACCTAGTAAATGACTTTGCTAAGAGATTTAATGTGTCTAAATCTCAAGCTAAGAATTTAATAATGACTGAATCAGCTTTCTTTGCATCAGCAAGTAGAAAAGATTGTTTCAATGATTTAGATGTAGAGAAATATGAGATTATTGCTACATTAGATTTAAGAACTTCAAATATATGTAGAGAGCTAGATGGAAAAGTATTTGATATGAAAGATTATCAAGTTGGAGTTACAGCTCCACCATTTCATTGTCGTTGTAGGACAACAACAGCTCCTTTTTTTAGTGATGAAGAAGGCTATAGAGCAGCAAGAGGAGAAGATGGAAAAACATATTATGTACCATCTAGTATGAAGTATAAAGAATGGTATGAGAAATATATTAATAAAAACATTAAGTTATCAGATAATGAACAACTTGCAATTAATAAATATGTAAGTAGTGATTCTTATAAAATTAATGAGAAACTTAGAAGAGGGTTATCATTAACAAGTGAAGATAAAAATTTTATAAGTAACTTAGATAGTGCATTAGATAAGATGCCTAATTATAAGGGAAATGTGAATAGGTCCTTGTATTTCTTTAATGAAAAAGAAAAAATAGACTTTTTAAATAAACATCAAATAGGTAAGGAAATAGTATATAATGAATATATATCTACATCCAGTAGAGGGGAATACAATCCAAGCGGTCAAGTTGAATTAAATATTATAAGCACAAATGGCAAGGATATAAGAAAATATAATCCTCAAGAAGCAGAGATTTTATTTAAAAGGAATAGTAAATTTATAACTACTGATAATTTTGAATATGATGGCAAACATTATATAACAATGAAAGAGGTGTAATATGAAAAAGGATAATGAAAAATTATTTTCAGCACCAAGATGGACAGAAATACCACAAGCTAAAGTGGTAGGGGAAAGAACATTAACAGAAGAAGAAGTGAAAGAAGCGCAAGAAATTAGAAAAAAAATAATTAAAAGAAAGATTAATAATAAAGGATAGAAGCACTTGCTAAATGATAAATTAGTAGGTGCTTTTATTATGTAAAAATTTATTGAGAGGGTGATTTGAAATGATTAAATTATATATTTTATCAATAATTGTATTTTGTACAGGGCTTTATTTATTTAAAATGAAGATTGATAGTAATGAGGAATTGATTAAGATTCTTAAAAATAAAAAAGTAAGAAGAAAGTGTAATTTTATTTTTATGGCTTTATTTCCACTACTTAATTTTATTTTAGGTGTGATATTTATCATATCTTCTTTACTAGTTAGCAATGAAGATATAATTAAAAATTTAAAGGGGGATAAGTAATATGGCTAAATTTGTGAAGAAACCAGTTGAAGTAGAAGCTTTTAAACTAGGTTATGATGTAGAACCGAAATGGTTTATTGAGAATGATAGAGTTTGTAATTTTATAAAAGAAAAATGCATTAATGGACATGTAAGTTGTGACTTAGAAACATTAGAAGGTACTATGAGAGCTAATAAAGGGGATTACATTATACAAGGTGTAAAAGGAGAAATATATCCATGTAAAGCAGATATATTTGAAATGACATATCAAAAAGTAGAATATAGAGGAAAAAATAAATTATCAACAGAGATGACTTTAGATTCAACAAACTTTCAAGAAAATATTAAAAATGCCACAAAGGAATTAGAGTTTTTTATAGAAACTTTAGAAAAAGCAGATGATAAAATTGATAAACTAGCAGAAAAAATGAATAAATGTGATTGTAAAGTTGATATAGATAAGATTGTAAAACAGTTAGGGGAATGCCTAAGAGAAAGTATTGAGTAGATTTTGGGGGGTGAAAATATGTTTAAAAAAGACACAAGAGGATATATAAAAAGACACATTGGAAAGCCAAATAAATCAAGTGTTAGAGATATTATATCAGTTCTTATTATAATTGTTGGGATAGCTTTAGGCTTTATTGTAGGTTTAAGTATAATTATAGCAAATGTATTAGATGTAGCTAATATGATAGATACTAATACTTTTACTTGTATGAAGCTTGTTTTTAATTTAGCAGGCATGATAGCAGGATATTTAGTAGGAAGAATAATCTGTTTTGTATTATCGCTAACAGGTATTTTTATTGGTAGTAAATAAGTTACTTAAAAGTCTTTTAAAAGGCTTTTTTATTATGTAAAAATGAAAGGAGATATTTAAAATATGGATTGGTTAAAAGAATTATTAGAAGGAATAAAAGTAGAAGATAACAAAATTGATGTAGCTTCTCTTCAAAAGTCTATAGAAAAGAAAATAAAAGAGACTACAGTTACTCAAGAAGATTATACAAATCTTGAAACACAGCTTAATACAGCTAATGAAACTATTAAAAAGTTTGAAGGAGGTATGACAAAAGAAGATGTAGAGAATCTAAAAGATAAACATAATAATGATTTAGAAAAGCTAAAAAAGGATATGGAAATCTCAAAAAAAGAATATGAATTGAAAGGCAAATTAAAAGATTTAGGTGTTGTAGATGCTGATTATATAATTTATAAACAAGGAGGAACTGAAAAGTTTAATTTTGATAATGAAGGAAAAGTAATTGGTTTAGAAGACACAATAAAAGTTTATAAGGAAAACTCTCCACATTTATTTACTGGTGGTAAACCAAATTATATTCCTAAAGGTGGAGATGATTATAAAGGTTCTAATCCTTGGTTAGAAAAAAGTTTTAATTTAACAGAGCAAAGCAAAATATATAATGATAACCCAGCTCTAGCAAAAGAATTAATGACTGCTGCTGGTAAATAACATAAAGGAGGTAAATATGAATAAAAATAAAAGTCTAAAAATGAATATACAATTATTAGCTGGGAATGAAGGAGGAACAAAGCTAAGTGATATAATTGTTCCAAGCTTGTTTAATCCATATGTAATAAATAGAACAATGGAAAAAAGTGCATTATTACAAAGTGGAATTATAACTAATAACTCTGAGTTTGATAAATTAGCTTCTCAAGCAAGTCCACTTGTAAATATGCCATTCTTTGAGGATTTAACAGGTGAATCAGAACAAATAATTGAAGATGTTGATTTGCAAAATAATAAAATAACTTCAAATGCAGATGTCGCAGTAATTATGAGAAGAGCAAAAATGTGGAGTGCTACAGATTTGAGTGCTGCTTTAGCAGGAAAAGACCCAGCAGGTGCTATTGCTGAATTAGTATCTGGTTTCTGGGCTAGAGATATGCAAAAAGAACTAATTGCTATTCTTAAAGGAGTATTTGGAACTACTAAGGCAGTTGGAGAAACAGTAGCAGAAACTAGGTTAGCATCAAATATACTAGATATTTCTTCAAGTTCTGGTAATGCTGCAAAATGGAGTGGTTCAGCGTTTATTGATGCACAACAAAAGTTAGGTGATGCAAAAGAAACTTTAACAGCAGTTGCAGTACACAGTGCTGTTGAAGCTGAACTAAGAAAACAAAATTTAATTGAAACTGTTCAACCTTCTAATAGTGGTCCAATATATTTTTATCAAAATAAAAGGGTTATAATTGATGATGGTTGTCCTTATGAAGGAAGCGGTTCTAATATAGTATTTACTTCGTATTTATTTGGTGAAGGTGCAATAGCTTTAGGAAATGGTAATCCAGTAGGATTTGTAGCTACAGAAATAGACAGAGATAAGAAAAAAGGTTCTGGTGTTGATTATATTATAAATAGAAAGACTTTTATCATGCACCCTAGAGGAGTTAAGTTTACAAATGAAAATATGGCTAAAACAGAAGGTCCTTCAAGAGCTGAACTATCAGATGCAACTAATTGGAAACCTGTTTATGAACCTAAACAAATTAGAATGGTAGCTTTTAGACATAAGATATAGATATGGAATATAAAATAATAAAAATTAAAAGACTCTTAGGGTTAAATGAGAGTGATAGTTCTAAAGATACAATACTAGAGTTTATACTAGAAGATGTAGAAGAAATAGTCAAAAACTATTGTAATGTACCTACTATACCAGAACAATTAAATAGTACTATTTTAAGAATGGCTATAGAAATGTATAAAAATGAGAGTCTAGGAAGCGAAGATGTTGCACTAGGCTCTATTTCTTCTATATCAGAAGGTGACACATCTATTTCATATAGAAGTTCAGCTAGTGAATTTAAGGAATCTTTACTTAAAGATTATAAAGCACAACTAAATAGATACAGAAAAATTAGGTGGAAATAATGATGGATAAGACTAGAAAAGCAATAGAAATGTTATATAGAGATAAATGTACTATAGTTGAGTATCAGCCAATCAAAGACCCTGTAACAAAACGAACTAACAATAAAGAAGTGATTGTATTAGAAAATCAACCATGTAAGCTTTCATATAAAAATATTACATCAACTACAGATGAAAAAGTAGCTAAACTTGTACAGACTATTAAACTCTTTATATCTCCAAACATAAACATTAAAGCAGGTTCAAAACTTATTATAAATGATAAAGAATATGTAAGAAGTGGAGAATCAGCTATATATCCAAACCATCAAGAAATTATCTTAGAATTACTTAAGGACAAGGCATAATGGCTAGATGGGGCAGTGTTGATTTTAGAGAGTTTAAAAGAGCTTGTAGAAGAATGGAGAAATTTACAAAGATTGATTTAGATAAGTTTTGCAAAGATGCAGCAAGAGAATTAGCAGCAAGACTGCTTGGTAAAGTAATTAGAAGAACACCAGTTGATACAGGATTTCTAAGAGAAGGTTGGAGTGGAATAGCTTATGCTAGGTCACTTCCAGTGTATAAAAGTGGTAATAATTACATCATAGAGGTTATCAATCCAACAGAATATGCTTCATATGTTGAGTTTGGGCATAGGACTAAGAATGGTAAGGGATGGGTTAAAGGACAACATTTTTTAACTATTTCAGAAATGGAGTTACAAGGTCAGATTGATAAGATTATAGAGAAAAAGCTATTAATATTGCTTAAAGGAGTGTTTGATGCTTAATAATATTATAGATGGAATATCTATTAAATTAGATAAATCGTTTGGAAATGAATATACAATTTATAGCGAAGATGTGGAGCAAGGTATAAATGAACCTTGTTTTTTTATTGTTCCTTTAAATCCAAGCAAAGTATCATATCCAAGTGGCAGAGAATTAAAGAAAAATTCTTTTGATGTACATTATTTTCCTAAAAGTAATGATAAATCATTTGAAATAAATGAGGTAGCTGAGATGCTACTGGAGGAATTAGAGTATATAGAAATTGATGGAGATTTAGTCAGAGGTACAAACATGAACTTTGAAATTGTAGATAATGTTCTTCATTTCTTTGTTGATTATAACTACTTTACTATAAAAAGTAATGATACAGATAAGATGGATACAGTAGAGTTATTCGGTGGTTTGAAGAGAGGTGATAATTTTGAGTAAAACATTGAATAAAGAAGATGACTATAAGTTTACTAAAGAGCAGATAGTTAATTCTAAAAAGTATGTAAATAGAAAAGACTTATTAAATGCAATTTTAAAAGAAAATGAGTTATATTCTTTCTCAGAGGTAGAGAAAATAATAAATAATTTTATGAAAGGAGTGAGTTAGATGGCTTTAGGAGGAGGAACATTTGTAACACAGAATAAAGTATTACCAGGTAGCTATATAAATTTTATCTCAGCTAAAAGGGCAACCAGTTCATTATCGGATAGAGGTATTGTTGCAATGCCTTTAGAGTTAGATTGGGGCATAGATGAAGAAGTATTTCAAGTCACAAGTGATGATTTTGAGAAGTATTCAGTGAAGTATTTTGGATATGATTATACTCATGAGAAGCTGAAAGGCTTGAGAGATTTATTCAAAAATATAAGGTTGGGATATTTTTATAAATTAAATAAAGGCGTTAAAGCCAGTTGTACTATAGCTATAGCTAAGTATAGTGGAATAAGAGGTAATGACTTAAAGATAATAGTTACAACAAATATAGATGATAATGCTAAGTTTGATGTTGTAACACTTTTAGATAATAAGAAGGTAGATATTCAAGTAGCTAAAGTCATTACAGACTTACAAGACAATGACTATATCACTTGGAAGAAGGATGCAACATTAGAAGCTACAGCAGGATTAACTTTTACAAATGGAACTAATGGAGAAGCAGTTACAGGAGCAGAATATCAAGCTTTCTTAGATAAAATAGAAAGTTATTCATTTAATGCTTTAGGATGTTTGGCTACAACAACAGAGATTAAAAGTTTATTTGTAGAATTTACAAAGAGAATGAGAGATAAGGTAGGAGCAAAGTTTCAAACAGTACTATATAAGAAAAGTGATGCAGATTATGAAGGTGTAGTGTCTGTAGAAAATAAGATTAAAGATAAAGATTTAGTTGAATCTAGCTTGATTTATTGGGCTACTGGAGCTATAGCAGGATGCGATATAAATAAATCTAATACTAATAAAAAGTATGATGGTGAGTTTGATGTTGGTGTAAATTACACTCAAATACAACTTGAAGAAGCACTAAAGAGTGGTAAATTTATATTTCATAAAGTTGGTGATGAAGTTCATGTGTTAGAGGACATAAATACTTTTGTATCATTTACAGATGATAAAAATGACGATTTTTCAAGTAACCAAAGTGTTAGAGTACTTGACCAAATTGCTAATGATATAGCGACTTTATTTAATACAAAGTACTTGGGTGAAGTACCAAATGATAAATCTGGTCGTATCTCGTTTTGGAATGATGTAGTTAAGCATCATGAACAACTGCAAAATATGAGAGCAATAGAAGATTTCAAAGCTGATGATGTTTCTGTAGAACCTGGAAGCGACAAGAAGACTGTTGTAGTAAGTGATGCTGTAAAAGTTATTAGTGCTATGAGTAAGCTTTATATGACTGTTTCAGTTAGTTAACAATAAGAAAGGAGAATAATAATGGCACAACAAATAAAAGCAAGAGATACAATAAGTGCATCTAAGGCAGAGTGTTTTGTAACTATAAAAGGTAAAAGATATAATTTTATGCAAGCTATTAACTTAGAAGCTAAAATGGAAAAGAATAAGAGTGAGATACCTATATTAGGTAGTACTACAAAAGGAAATAAATCAACAGGAAGTAAATATTCAGGAAATGCAACATTTTATTATAATACCTCTATATTTAGAGAATTGTTGTATGAGTATAAAGAAACTGGTGAGGATATTTACTTCGATATACAAATTACCAATGAAGACCCAACAAGTTCAGTGGGTCGTCAAACTATAATACTGGAAGATTGCAATATGGACTCAGGCATAATTGCTAAATTTGATGCTGATGGGGAGTATTTAGATGAAGATATGGATTTTACTTTTGAGAATTGGAAATTAGTTGAGAAATTTAATATAGCAAATGGTATGGAGTAAAATACACATTTATGATTTATGTATGTGTATTTTTTATTTATAAGAATAGGAGATGATTAAAATTAAGGATAAATATGAGATAAAAGATTCAATTTCTTTTGATTATAGCAATAAAAGACCTTTGGAAGAACGTGTCAGCGAGATGTATAAAAAGGCAGGAAAATATCTTATAGATATTTCAGATAAGTTAGCAACAGATACAATTGATGGTTCGTCATTAAAGCCAATAATCATAAAATTTGAAATAAATGAAGCTGGTGTTGCAACAATAGAAAAACAAACAAAATATTTGGTGATGGAGGTAGAATAAGAATATGGGAGATTTAAACGCTTTTTTAAGTCAAAATGCAATAAAAGTAGAGAATAGAAAGTATGTGGCAAGTGAAAGGTTTATAGGAGAAGATGGAAAAGCAATCGAATGGGAACTTAAAGCAATAGATTCAGATAGGGACAGACAATTAAGAAAAGATTCAACTATAAGAGTACCTATATTAAATAAAAAAGGGAAAGCTACAGGACAATACACTAGTGAAACAGATTTTAATACTTACACTTTGAAATTATGTGTGGAAACTATAGTATTTCCGGATTTACATGATGCAGAATTACAAAATAGTTATGGTGTAATGGGTGCAGAGGAGTTATTAACAACAATGTTGACTCCTGGCGAATATACAGACCTTTCAAGTGAGGTAGGAGAGGTAAATGGTTTTGATAGAACTTTTGAAGATAAAGTAGAAGAAGCAAAAAACTAATTTATGAAGGTGATTATGATTCTAATATAGCTCATTATTGCCTTCATAAGTTTAAATGGAAACCGCATGAATATATGGATTTACCAGTTGATGAAAAAGCATTTGTTGCTGCTTCTATAGATATCAAAGTAGAAGAAGAAAAAGAAGAAGCTAAAAAAGCTGACAAAGATGCAAAGAGAGGTAGAAGAAGATAATCTCTGGTGTAAAAATTTTACTAATATAGTATAATATATTTAAAAATTGTACTGGGGGATTAAATAAATGGGATTGTTTAGTAAAAAGAATAAGAAACCTTGTTGTATTTGCGGAAGCGAAAAAGGACTTATGCCATCTATAGAAGGTGAAAATTTTTGTACAGCTTGTAATTGCAAGTACATAGATTTCTCTGAAAATATTTTAAAAGTAACTAGTATTATGAAAATGATGTCAAACTCAGAAGGAATGAAAAAGTTTATAGAAGTTGAAAAGAAAAATTTAAAATTGTTAGAGAAGTTCACCGAGACAAAAAGTATAAATTCTTCAATTTCTTTTGATGAAGAGCAAAATCTTTTAAAAATATCATATAAAAATAGAAATCAAATATTAGTAGAGAAAATAATAAAATTTGATGATATATTAGAATTTGAACTTTTGGAAGATGGAGAAACTATAGTTAAAGGTGGTTTAGGTCGTGCTATAACTGGAGGAGTCTTATTCGGAGGTACAGGGGCTGTAGTTGGAGGAATTACAGGTAAAAAAACAAGTAGAAAAGTTGTAGAAATATTTAAAATAAAAATAACTGTAAAGGACATAAATAATCCAATTGAATATATAAATTTAATTAATAGTAAAGTAAAAACAAACTCTTCTATTTATCAGAAAGCTTTTTCTGATGCTCAAGAAATATTATCAATACTATCAATAATTACAAAATATAATGTAATGGAAGACAAAAAAAAGTCTATATCTAGTTCTACAGCTGATGAAATATTAAAATATAAGAATTTGTTAGATATGGAAGCTATTACACAAGAAGAATTTGATGCTAAGAAAAAAGAATTGCTAAATTTATAATATATAAGCACTTACTTAAAAATAAGTAAGTGCTTATATTATGTTAAAAAAGAAAGGAGGTTAAAAATGGCAACTATACAAACATCTATCCGAATTTTCGACGGAATGACACCTGCTTTTAGACACATGAATAATGCTATGAATATTGTATTAAGTTCATTCGAGCAATTACAAAGAACATCTAGCAATGCTATAGATGCTAATAGTATTAGAACAGCTAGAGAAGAACTAGCACGTGCAGAAGCTGGCTTTGATAGACTAGAACAACAAATAAGAGAATCAGATAATCAACAGCGAAGGCTTAATGAGGATATAAATAAGGGTGCAAGTTCTACAGATAGATTAGTTGGAAGTGCAAAGAAGCTAGCAGCAACCTACTTAGGTATAAGAACGTTAGGAGGTCTAGGAAATTTAAGCGACCAGATGACAAGTACTAACGCGAGACTTAGTATGATAAATGATGGTCAACTCTCAGATGGAGGATTAAATAAGATGATTTTCCAATCTGCTGAAAGGTCTCGTGCATCTTACTTAGATACTGCAAAAATAGTTTCACGAATAGGCATGAACGCAGGTAAGGCGTTTAGCAGTACAAAAGAAATTGTAGGTTTTGCAGAGCAACTAAATAAAAAGTTCGTAATTGCTGGAGCAAGTACTGAGGAAATGAATTCGGCATTGTTACAGCTAACCCAAGGGTTGAGTTCTGGTGTATTAAGAGGTGAGGAACTGAATGCTGTGTTTGAGTCAGCACCTAACATCATCCAATCGATTGCAGATTATTTGGACGTGGACATAGGAAAAATAAGAGGAATGGCATCAGAGGGAATGTTAACAGCAGATATTGTAAAAAACTCATTACTTGCAGCAGCAGAGCAGACTAATGCAGAGTTCGAGAAGATGCCTTATACGCTAGGTCAAATCTTTACTAGTGTAAAAAATAATGCAGTTATGGTATTTGGAGCTATACAGAAGAAAATTGAGGACACAGTTTCAAGCAGGGGATTTCGAACTTTCATAACTGATGTTAAAGACTCATTATATGTACTTGGAGCAGTTGGGTTTAATGTATTTAGTGGATTTATTAATTTACTGAGTAGTCCAGCTTTTCAGAATTTTTTTAATGTGATGATTGTTGGAACTAGTTTAGTTGTACAAGGGCTAGGTTGGATAATAACACAAGCACTTAGTGTTGCTAATGTATTTTCGCGAAATTGGAGTATAATTTCACCTATAATTTTAGGTGTAGTTTCAGCTATTAGTACCTATATAATAGCTCTTGGTATTATGCAAGCAGTTACTATAGCTGGAACTGTAGCAAATTGGATGTCGTGGACATCTGAAGTTATTAGACAAAGAGGAATTTTAGGAACAGCTAGAGCTTTAGCGATAGGCAAAGCTGAACAATGGGGATTTAATGCTGCTATATATGCATGTCCCATTTTTTGGATAGTTTTAGGTATAATTGCAGTAATATCTGCTGTATTTATATTAGTAGCAGTTTACAATCACTTTGCAGGCACAAGTATTTCTGCAATCAGTCTTATAGTTGGAGCTTGGTATTGGTTATGTGCAGTTGTTTACAACGTAATTGTAGGGATAGTAAATGCTATAAATATCTGTGTGGTTGAAATAGCAAATATCTTTAGAACTGGATTATATGCAGTGCAATGTTTCTTTATTGATATGGCTAATGCAGGACTCAAGGCAGGTGTTAATTTAGACAAAGCTTTTGATAAATTTGCTACCAATCTAGCAAATGGTATTATAAAAGCTGTTAATATAGCTGTAAAAGGATTGAATTGGTTAGTACAACAGATTAATAAAATTCCAGGAATTGATTTACCACAAATGAAAGAATTTCAAAAAGTAAATACTGTAATTGGTACAAAAACAACATTTAAACCCATTCAAAAACCGCCTGAGCCTAAAGCATGGAAACCAGAATTAGTAGAGTACAAAAATTTAAAGTCAGAATTTATAAAAGGATATGACGTAGGACATCAATTACAAAACAAATTTAAAGATACTTTTGACATTAGCAAGATAGCCGAAAAAGCAAAAAAAGATTTAGGTCTAGATGACCTTTGGGATAAAAAATACGGACTTGGTGATGGATTGGGTTCAGCTGGATTAAATTCACCTTTGAGTGACGCAGCAAAAGGAGCAAAGGACACAGCAGGCAATACTGCAAAAATGGCAAAGACTATGGATAAAAGTCAAGAGGACTTAAAATATCTTAGAGACATTGCAGAGCAAGAAACAATAAACCGATTCACAGGGGTAAATATAAAAATTGACATGAACAACACTAATAACATAAGTAAAGATGCAGATGTGGATGGTATAGTTAATGTACTAACAGAAAAACTGAATGATGCTATGGTTGTATCTGCTGAGGGAATAGTTTAGAGAGGAGGTGTAATCGTGGCTTATGATTTTTATTTAGATGGAGTACAATTACCAATACCTCCACCAAAGTTAGAGATTAAAGTTACAAATAAAAATAAGACAGTTGATTTGATAAATACTGGAGAAGTAAACATATTAAAAAAAGAAGGGCTATCTGAAATAAGTTTTGAAGCAGAGTTTACACATAATAAATTACCTTTTTATCGTGGAACTTTTAGGGATGTTCAATTCTTTTTAAGTAAGCTAGAATTACTAAAAACTGATTGTAAGCCATTTCAATTTATTGTATCGAGGGAAATGGGTGGAAAAGTACTATTTAACACTAATATGAAAGTGTCATTAGAAGAATATAACATAGTAGAAGATGCAGACAATGGTTCAGATGTTAAAGTTGCAATAAAGTTAAAGCAATATAGAGATTACTCAACTAAAAAATTAGTTCCTGCAACTCCTGAAAAGACAAACTATGGTAGGACTCCCACTCCAGTCATGAAACCAAAAGAATTTAGACCAGATTCATCCAATAAGCCAAATGGTAAAACATATACAGTAAAAGCAGGGGATAGCCTTTGGTCAATCTGCCAGAAGCAACTTGGTAATGGTTCATTATATAAGAAAGTATATGAGTTAAATAAAACAATGATGGATAAAGCTAACAAGGGTAAAAAAGTACCTAAATACACAATTTACAAAGGGCAGGTGTTAAAACTTGGCTGATGAATTAGTTCTGGCAAATGATAGGGATGTAAGGCTAGTTATTGCACATTGGGAAGATTTCTACGAACCAGTTGTCCTTGATGGTATCACATGGGAGATAGAAAGAAGAGGAACACCTTCTAAGTTAGAATTTACAATAGTTATGGATGATATATTAGAGTTTTGCGAAGGAAATTCTGTAAGGCTGTATTATAAAGGAATAGGTATCTTCTATGGATATATATTTCAGAAGAAAAGAGATAAAGAAAATCACATTAAAATTGTTGCTTACGACCAGCTAAGATATTTTAAGAATAAAGATACTTATGTATATAGTAATAAAACTGCAAGTGAACTTGTAAAAATGTTGGCTAAAGATTTTAATTTAAAATACAATGTCATAGAAGATACTAAGTATAAAATATCTAGGATAGAAGAAAATAAAACACTCTTTGACATGATACTAACAGCACTAGATGATACTCTAAGAGAGAAAAAGGAAATGTATGTTTTATATGATGAGTTTGGAAGAATAACATTAAAGAATGTTGCATCAATGAAACTTGATACGGTTATGAACAATGATGTAATTGAGGATTTTGACTATAATTCATCAATAGATAGTGATACTTACACAAAGATTAAACTTGTCAGAGACAACGAGGAGTCAGGAAAAAGAGATGTGTATATTGCACAAGATTCTACACATATGAGAAGTTGGGGAATACTACAACTATTTGATACAGTAGATAAAAACATGAGTGAAGCAGAGATAAAGCAAAAATGTGATATACTTCTAAAACTATATAATAAGAAAACTAAGTCATTAAGTTTAAAAAATGTGTTAGGAGATATTAGAGTAAGAGCAGGTTGTTTAGTACCTGTTTTTTTAGATTTAGGAGATATTGATTTACAAAATTATATGTTAGTTGAGAAAGTAAAGCACACATTTGAAAATAATTCGCACTTTATGGATTTGACTCTTGTTGATGGAGATGAATTTGCTTCTTATTCTTCAAGCTCATATAGTAGTGGAAATACTAATAATAAAGATGAAAAGAAAAATGGTCCTGCACAAAGTACTACAAGTAAAGAAGACAATGATATGATAAATAAATTAAATAAAGTATTTAAAAATAAGTTATCAAATACAGGAAGTATATTTGTTAAATATTCTAATGCTTACAAAGTCAATGCAGCTTTAATGGCTGCTATTTCTATACATGAAACTGGTAATGGAAGTTCTTCACTTTGTAAAAATAAAAATAATTTCTTTGGAATGAAAGGAATGTCTTTTGGCTCTGTGGATGAAGGAATAAAAAGAGGTATAAGTAATTTATCAAGAAACTATATCCATATGGGAAGAAAAACATTAGAAAGTATTAGAGACAAATATGCTCCACTTTATGATAGTCCTCTTAATAAACATTGGGTACCAGGAGTAAATAAGTTTTATAAACAAATAACGGGAAATGCATATAGTTCTAATAGTGCAGGTACAGGTGTTAGAAGCAACGAGGAAGCAGAAAAGAATTTAAAAGATATAACTTATCAAGTTCAAAATAGCAACAATGCTAATACATCAACAAACAATAATAGTAAAGTAAATAAAGTTATTCAAGAAGCAAAAAATCAACTTGGCAAGCCTTACAAATGGGGTGGTAATGGTCCAAAGAGTTTTGACTGTAGTGGTCTTATGGTGTGGGCATTCAAAAGAGGTGCAGGTATAAATCTCAAAAGAGTTTCAGCAGACCAATCAAATGATAGTAGAGGAAAACTATTATGCAACATAAATGATGTAAAAGCTGGCGATTTAGTATTCTTTGCATACAACCAAGGAAAAGGAAATGTACATCACGTTGGACTATGTATAGGAAATGACAAGTTCATACATTCACCAAATACTGGTGATGTAGTTAAAATAAGCAGTTTAAGTGGTAGACAAAAACAAAAACATGATTTTGCAAGAGCTAGAAGATTCTTTTAAGTGAGGTGATAATATGAGCCAAGATTTATTACAAATAATAAAGAAAGCTGCAATGGATGCAGTAGAAACAAGCAACCCAATGCAGATTGCATTTGGAACTATAGAAAGTGTTAATCCTTTAGTAGTTAAGATAGAGCAAAAAGCCTCTTTTGAAGAATCTTTTCTAATACAAACAGATACATTTAAAAGATATACAGATAAAAAGATAGGAGATAAATTAGTCTTAATTAGGATGCAAGGAGGACAGCAATATTTGATTTTAGATAGGATGTGATGAAATGTTACCAACAGATAACATTGACTATGATATAGAAGATGTATCGATAATTAATTTTGATGTAAGGCAAGAACCAAGTAAGACCTTTAAATTAAATATAGAAAAATCTAAGATAGATGGTATTTGTGATGATGTGGAAGCATTAAAACAAACCATCTTTTTAATTTTAAACACAGAGAGATACCAACATCTAATATATAGTTGGAATTATGGAGTCGAGTTGAACGACCTTATTGGAGAGCCTATATCCTTTGTAATCCCCGAACTTGAAAGACGAATCAAAGAAGCACTAATTCAAGATGATAGGATTGAAAATGTAGATAATTTTGAGTTTGAAAATATAAAAGGAAAGGTCAATTGTAAATTTATGGTCCATACCAAATATGGAAATATCAAAGCAGAGAGGGTGGTGAGTGTTTAGTGTTTGAATTTATGACATTTGAAAATATAATTAAAAGAATGCTAGATAGTGTACCTAGCACGCTTGACAAGAGAGAAGGTTCTATAATATATAATGCTCTTGCTCCTGTTGCTATAGAGTTATCTGAAACTTATATTGCTATGGATGAATTACTAGACCAAACATTCGTAGATACTGCCAGTTATTACTACTTGGAGAAACGATGTAAGGAAAGAGGAATTACACCACTCGAAGCAACTAATACAATTGCAAAAGGAGTTTTTAACATAGATATTCCACTTGATTCTAGGTTTAATCTAGGAGAATATAACTATGTAGCAATTGAGAGAATATCTGAATGTATATATAAGATGAAATGTGAGACTGCGGGACCTATTTTTGAGTTGGGGCAACTAATACCTATCGAATATATAGACAAATTAGAAACAGCAGAACTGACAGAAATACTGATAAATGGAGAAGATGAAGAATCAGAGGACAGTCTAAGGCAACGATATTATGATAGTTTAAATTCACAATCATTTGGTGGAAATATGCAAAATTATAAAGATGAAGTTAACAAAATACAAGATGTTGGAGGAGTTAAAGTATATCCAGTTTGGAACGGTGGAGGTACTGTTAAGTTAGTAATAATTAATTCTAACTTCAAAGTTCCATCTAGTGATTTAGTTAATTTAGTTCAAGAAGAAATTGACCCTCTACAAAACCAAGGAGAAGGCCTTGGTTTAGCGCCAATAGGTCATAGAGTCACCGTTGAAGGAGTTACAAGTACAACTATAAATATATCAGCAGAGATAACATACAAGAGTGGTTACACTTGGGAGAATATAAAATTAATTGCAGAAGAAGTAATTGATGACTATTTAAATGAACTTAACATGAGTTGGGAAGATGAAGAAAATTTAATAGTCCGTATATCTCAGATAGAAACTCGTTTGTTAAGTATAGATGGAGTGTTAGATATTACAAACACAATGACAAATGATGTTAAATCTAATCTAACAATAGATAGTAACAGCATAGTAGTGAGAGGTGAGGTAGTTGGATAAAGAGATTAATCTAATAAATTACTTGCCACAAGTTTTGCAGGATAAAGAAGAATATATAAAAGTATTTAATGCAGAAAACAAAGAAATAAAAACACTACATGATAAATTAAAGGACCTATCAAATGACCAGTTTTTAGAGGACCTAACTATAAGTGGTATAAAAAGATGGGAAAAAATAATGTCTATAAATCCCAAGTCAAATGAGACTTTAGAGGATAGAAGGTTTAGGATTTTTAGTAAATATATAAGTAAATTACCTTATTCAGAGAGATTTCTTAGGAACTGGTTAGATAGTATAGTTGGAGAAGGCAATTATGAATTAACTATAAATAATTCTACCTATAACATACATCTTGAAAGTGATGCTAGAAATCAAGATTGGTTTGAGGAAGTACATTCTTTTGTAAGTAGCATCAAACCTTGCAACATGAGTCTTGATTACACTAGAGTGTTAGTTAGTAAAGATAATTACATGAATTTTGGAATAACAACCCTAATGGGTCAAGAAATAACTATATACCCTTGGAGTCCGCCAGATATAGAAACTTATGGAGAAATTGATATACTAACAGGAAATGGAGTTGGATATCAAGAGGTAACAATATTTTAGGAGGTGATATATTGGCTATAGATAAAAGTTATTACACTATAATTACAGATGTAGGGAAAGCAAAGATAGCAAATGCAAGTGTTACAGGCAATAAAGTCGGATTTGTAAAAATTCAACTTGGTGATGGTGGAGGTAGTGAATATACTCCAACAGAAAGCCAAACAGCTCTAAAAAATGTAGTTTGGGAAGGTAATATTGGGAATACAACTACAGATGAAACAGCACCAAATTGTATAATACTAGAGAGTCTTATACCAAGTAATGTAGGCGGATTTATGATAAGAGAAATAGGGTATTTAGATGATGAAAATAATCTAATTGCCATTTCTAAATATAAAGAATGTTATAAACCTTCTATAGAACAAGGGGCAGTAGTAGACATGAAGGTTAAAACTGTGCTGATTGTATCTAATGTAAATAATATAGAACTTAAAATTGACCCAACAATAATCTTTGCAACACTCAAAGATATACAAGACTTAGAAACTAAAATAGGTACTGTTAATACTAAAATTGATACAACCAAAATAGAATTAACAAGCAACATAGAAACTGCTAAAACAGAGTTAAACACTAGAATTGACACAGAAAATGAGAAACAGAATATTAAAATTGATAATATTATTGCAGGTGGTGTAAATGTATCTCATACACATATTATAGAGGTGGCTGATTGGACTTTAAATAATGAAACTAATATGTATGAAGTAACTATAAATCATCCACTATTGACTAAAAGAATACTAATAGCTTTATATGATGAAATTGGTGAAGCACTTACACCAAACGCTAGGGCTATTGATGATAATAGTATTCTTGTTAGAAATGAAGAAAATATTAAAATGTACGTATATTTGATAAATGGAAATGCAGAAACTCATTTTATAAATGCAACTGTAGATGACAACAGAGTATCTGAAATGACCACTTATTCGTCTAAGAAAATTGAAGATAGATTTCTTAATTTAGAAGAAAAAGTAAATGGTGGGATATCTAGTATTGCAACAAGTGTAAATGAGTTGATAACTTATTGTTAAAGGAGAGTGAGAAAATGCAGACAGAATGGAACTTTGGGTACAATGGTTCGCCACAAAGTGTTATATTGAAACCTGGCAAA